AAGGCTTGGCGTGACAGTACCGGTCGACAGCTGCATCATCGCCGTTGATGGCTGCGGTGTCAGCTGGGGTGATCTCACAGACGAGGGAAGTGACAACAGCACGTCGGATGGAGTTAAGGATCCACGTGTATCGATCTCCAGAATTCTGCATGGTCTTCATGGGGCCGTGTTGAGAGAACGAGGAGACGCGACGTTCAATGTAAGCATCAACATACCAAGCGGGAAAGTTGAGCTTGCGCATGACATGAACGTCGAAATTGACCATGGCAGCATCGCAGCCAACGTCCCAACGGGTAACGTCGGAACCGTAAGCGCCATTGTCAACGCGCCAACGTTTGGAGTACTCATGGATGAATTTGTCTGGATCCATGCGGCGGTAGAAGAGGAAATTGCCAGGGAAGGCATCAGGCAGGTTGTCCTCAAGCCACAAGGCAAAAGAGCTGTCGAACAAAGTTTGGGCAATGTCATACTCATGGATGAGCTGGCCGGGCAGGGCTTCCTTCTTTCCCATCTTTTCCGCCTTTTTGATGACTTGGTTCTTGAGAGAGATCTTGATGGAGCTGGGAGTGCGATCTGGATCGTGCTGGGCCAGTTTTTGCATAACCATGACGGCAGTACGTCTGGACAGATACTCCGAAATGGCTTTGTCAATGTACCCGTCGAACGACTCTGGGGACCAACGTGGAGGGGTGGGAACAAGCCGGTCAAACTCAGAGCACATATCCTCGCGCTGATTGCGCTTCATGTCGGCCAGGTTTTGCTCACGCGTGGCGGACTTGAGACGCTTTTCCTTGCTGAGCTGGTATGTGGGAGTGTCATTGCGTTTGTGAACTTGAGGATTGACATAGGCATTGTCCTTAAACTGGTCAGTCTGTCCAAACCGAGTCCCCACTTCACGGTGTTCCTTGGCCCACGGCTGGAACTCCTCGACAAGCGCATCGTCTGGAGGAGTGGCTGATGGTTTGTCAGAGGCTGGAGTGACGTCGTCTGCAGTGCAATCTGAGACGAAAGTCTCATTAGTGGCAGCGATGACAGTTTGGAAGGCCGAGGCATCGACCGAGGCGCCAATGTTAGCGAACCATACGAGCTTGGGCATGGACCAGTGTAGATGGCGGTAAAAGGTGGCCTTGACGAGCGCAGATGGAGTGAGAAGAGAACCCACGTTGCTGGCCCGCATCTCATACACGAGGGCATTCATGAGATCACTTCCAGTGGGGGGAGCCTTGATGGTGCTGGCCGGGTCAGCAGCAGCCATGCGAATGTAAGTTCCAACCTTGCTGCGGGTAAGAGCAACATAGGCTGTGCGGTCCATAATGGCGCCCTCGAGGCCGGTCATGTCAACCTCACAGGGCATGTTATAATCTTCGCCTTGGACGGTTTGGAAAGTTTCAGCATGACGGCCGGCAGCATCGAGGACATTGACGTAGCGCGGAGAGGCTGTGCAGACCGGGATTCCGACTTTGGGGCCAACGCTGTGGGTGATGAAACCGGGTACAGTCGAGGTGGTGTAGATGCCAAGGGTGTTGCAGATGAGTTGAAAGAGACGGTGAGACAGTGTGGCATACTTAGTGGTGTGCTGAGCTATGGTGGCAATGGCACTAGGGTCGTGTTT